AATCCAGAGCGTGGCGCTCATTTTTTGGGTCAATTGGTGCATGAGAGTGGTACTTTTCGTTATGTAGAAGAAAACCTCAACTATTCCAAAGAATCCATTCTTAAAGTGTTTGGAAAATATTTTCCAACCGAGGGTGAGGCCGAAAAATGCGCCAGAAACCCTCAAGCTTTGGCTGATAAAGTATATGGCGGCAGAATGGGCAATGATGGACAAGGGTATCTGTGGCGAGGTCGCGGATTCTTGCAATGCACTGGAAAAAATAACTACTCCCAGTTCGCAGCGGACATGGATTTACCTGAAATAATGAAGGATCCTGATCTTGTTGCTACAAAATTTCCCATGGAAAGTGCGATTTGGTTCTTTCACAGGAATAAATTGTGGGATATCTGTGATGAAGGTGTGAATGACGAAACAATCAAGACGATCACCAAGAGGGTGAACGGCGGATACAACGGTTTGAAGCACCGTAAAGAAGAAACACAAAAAATATATAAGTGGTTTAATATATAATTGCATATTCTCTCAAAATATCTTAGGATCTCTCATATAAGAAAAGGTGGGAATATCTAAGAATGGATGAGATATATGTTGCGGAGGCTGTTTTTCGCATTATAAAAGACAGAAGACAAGGTGTTGTTGACCTGATGCAGTTTGGCAACGTGTCGTCGATGGAGCAATATCGTGAGCTTATGGGTAACATGGAAGCCCTGAATCACGTGGAACAGGAACTCAAGGGCCTGCTAGATAAACAGGAGCGAAGCAATGACTGAGAGCGCAAAAGTTAATTTAACTGAGGTAAAAGAGGCTGTCGCAAGTCTTGGAGATGCTTATAAAGAGCCTACAGTTAAAGTTTTAGACCCAGAAGCCATAGGCGGGTCACTTCTAGACAGAATGCCCAACCCCACAGGATGGAGAATTTTAGTTTTACCGTACCGCGGTAAGGGTAAAACTGAAGGGGGCATATTATTGCCCGATTCTGCTGTAGAACAACAGCAAATCTCAACGCAAGTCGGCTATGTACTAAAAGTCGGACCGTTGGCGTACAAAGACCCGGAGAAATTTCCTTCTGGCCCTTGGTGCGCGGAGAAAGAATGGGTGATGTTTGCAAGATACGCAGGATCACGCTTTGCCATTGATGGCGGAGAAGTTCGTATTTTAAATGATGACGAGATTTTGGCTCGAATTAACGATCCAGAAGACATTTTGCATTACTAGGAGGGTTAAATGGCAGAAGAACAGGCACAATTAGAGATGGAAATGGAGGCTGATACTGAAGTAGAGGTTGAAACTCCAGAGGAAGAAACCGAAAAGGTTGAAGTTGTTCAAGAAGATCAGTTTGATAAAGCTGAAAGCGCAACTCAAAAACGGATTGACCGTTTAACAAAGAAAATGCGTGAGGCTCAACGCCGCGAAGAAGAAGCGATAAATTACGCAAAGCAGGTTCAAGACGAGGCGACGAAATTAAAGCAAAGATTTAGTGCCTTAGACAGCAATTATGTTACCGAGTACTCAAACCGAGTCTCTACTCAGATGGAGCAGACGGAAAAAGAATTAGCTAGGGCAATGGAGCTTGGCGATACAGCCGCCGTTGTTGAAGCAAATAAAAAGATGATTGCTTTGTCCGCTGAAAACGAAAGAGCTAATCAAGCTAAGTTAGCTCAAGAAAGACAACAACAGCAGACGGAACAGCAGGTTGCGGCACCGCAGCAACAACAAGCTGCACCGCAGCAACAGGTTAAAAGACCTGACCCAAAAGCCCAAGACTGGGCGGCTCGTAATGAGTGGTTTGGTCAGGATGAAGCCAAAACATTTGCAGCTTTTGGCATCCATAAGAAGCTCGTGGAAGACGAAGGGTTTGACCCCACGAGCGATGAGTACTATACTGAACTTGATCGCCGCATTTCCGACACATTTGGAGGTGAAGCGAAAAACGCAAGCAAACGACCCGCTCAGACGGTTGCAGGCGTATCAAGATCTACTTCTGGGCGCAGCAGTGGGAAAAAGGTTAGACTCACCCCTAGCCAAGTCGCAATCGCGAAAAAATTGGGTGTGCCGCTAGAAGAATATGCGAAATACGTGAAGGAGTAACACAATGACTGATAGCACAAACGATTCAATCAAGCGTACTTCTCGCGCTAACCAAACAAGGGAAAAAACGGCGCAAAGGCGTCCGTGGGCACCCCCGTCAATGTTAGATGCACCGCCTGCCCCTGATGGGTTTGCGCATCGTTGGATTCGAGCCGAAACGCGAGGATTTGACGATACAAAAAACATCAGTGCTAAAATGCGGGAGGGTTGGGAATTAGTTCGTAAGGACGAATATCCTGACTTTGAAGCTCCCGTCGTAGAATCAGGTAAATATGAAGGTGTGTTTGGAGTAGGCGGACTGATACTCGCTCGGATTCCCGTTGAGACGGTTCAGGAGAGAACTAATTACTTTAATAGTAAATCTAGAGATCAAATGGATGCAGTTGACTACGATATGATGAGAGAGAATCAACATTCAACCATGACGATTGAAAAAGCCAATCGTCAGTCTCGTGTAACCTTCGGTGGCCCTCGTAAAAGTTAGGGTCGCCCCATTAGGAGAAAACTAAAATGGCAAATCAAAATACTGCCTTCGGTTTACGTCCTATCGGGCTTGTTGGAAACGGTGTAAATTCTACTGGGGTAACTCAGTATGAAATCGCTTCTAACAACACCAATCCGATCTTCCAATATGCTTTATGTGTGCCGACTGCGGCAGGCGTAATTGATCATGCGGGAGCTACAAGTGGGGGTACAACTCCTGCTCTTGGTGTTCTGATGGGCGTAGAATATGTTGACTCAGTTTCGAAAAAACCGACCTTTGTAAGTTATTGGCCCGGTTCGAACAATGTCAGCGTGGATACTAACCACCCTGTTAAAGCTTTTGTAGCTGACAATCCAAATCAGTTGTTTAAAGTAGCAACTGACGCAACGATCACAGATCGTGCGACAGCCCTTACGGCTGTTTTTGCAAATGCGTCTTTAGGCACATCTGCACGTACTGGTTCCACCAATACGGGTAATTCAAACTCAGCACTGAGCGTGTCTTCAATCAACACTACTGCAACACTTCCGTTGCGTATTGTTGGTATAATGGATGACGAAGCAAACAATGATTTTGCTGCTGCGGGCATTCCATTTATTGTAAGAATCAATGCTCATTTCAATGCAACCACGTCGCGGTTTGATTCACAAACCAATGCGACATCAACAGGCGTATAAGGAGAGCGTAGTATGGCTATATCACGCGCACAACTAGCGAAAGAGCTAGAACCTGGCCTAAATGCATTGTTTGGGTTAGAATATAATCGTTACGAGAACGAGCATTCTGAAATCTTTGAAGAAGAGTCATCTGACCGTGCATTCGAAGAAGAAGTAATGCTTGGTGGTTTCTCAACTGCACCTGTAAAATCTGAAGGCGGAGCCATCAGTTTTGACGATGCAAAAGAAACATACACTGCTCGTTACACTCACGAAACTATTGCTTTGGCTTTCTCGATTACTGAGGAAGCGATTGAGGACAATCTATATGATCGTCTGGCTTCTCGTTATACGAAAGCTCTTGCACGTTCTATGGCTCAAACGAAGCAAATTAAAGCAGCAGCTATCTTGAACAATGCGTTCAACACTGGTGCAAACGCTATTGGGGACGGCGCAGCATTATGCTCAAACGCACACCCTTCTCTGTCAGGTAACCAATCAAATATTTTGGCTACTGCGGCAGACCTCAACGAAACCTCATTAGAGCAAATGCTCATTGATATTGCAGGTTTCACTGATGAGCGTGGACTGAAAATTGCAGTTAGCGGTATGAAACTTATTATACCAAAAGAATTGCAGTTTATTGCAGAGCGAGTGCTAAACTCAAACCTACGTCCGGGAACAGCGGATAATGACGCAAACGCGATGAAGAACATGGGAATGATTCCTCAAGGCGCTGTTGTTAACCACTTCCTAACAGACACAGATGCGTATTTCATAAAGACAGACGCACCTAACGGGTTTAAGTATTTCAATCGTGCCCCAATCAAAACAGCCATGGAAGGCGATTTTGATACAGGTAACATGAGATTTAAGGCTCGTGAGCGTTACAGCTTCGGTGTATCCGACTGGCGCACAGTGTTTGGAACTCCGGGCGCAGCCTAAGTTCAAATACAATTTGATTGGATTGAGCCGCTTTTGCGGCTCTTTCTTTTTTTATTTTATGTGTTATAGTGAAGTATCCCTGACAGCGGCATGGGGCTGCTGACTTAACCCAAGACAGGAGATCTACATGGGTACGACAACTTTCTCTGGTCCTATTAAAGCAGGAACCATTAAAGATACTACGGGTACAACTCTCGGTACAAATATCAAAAACACTGGTCAGGTTGTAATGTCTCAGACATTTGCAGCAGATCTATCAAATGGTGCGATTGCAGCAGATACGACAGACGTTGTGATTCCGGCAAACTCTCAAATTATTGATTGCGTAATTGACGTTATTACAGCCGCAAGTGGAGCGACTAACCTTAGTGTTGGAGACACAGTTGGCGGTGCAACTTCTTTGGTAAACACATTTGCTATCGGTACTACAGCCGGACGTAAATATCCAACCACTCAATCAGGCGGTGCTTTAGCTTGGGAAGACGTAGGTACAGCGGACATTCGTTTGACTGTAACAAACTCTGCCGCAACATCAGCGGGTGAAGTAAGGGTTACAATTCTGTACGCTCAAAACAACAACCTCGCTTAAAGGAGGCTTAAATGGCTAATTCAGACGTAAAAGCAAAGCGTCTGACGGGGACAGGCGCGGCCTCGGTGGGTCGCGCACGTTTACGGCAGATACAGGTTCTTACAGGCGGCGGCGCGGGTAGACTTACCCTTACTGACGGAAACGGCGGTTCAACAGTTTTAGATATTGATTTTTCTGCATCCGAAACTCATTCGGTGAACATTCCTGACGAAGGTATTTTGTTTACTAGCGATGTACATGTTTCAGTGGCTACAAACGTCACCGCATTGACTATTTTCCATAGTTAAGGTGGGCCTATGGCGTCTAAGGTAAAAACAAAGTCGTCTAAAGAAAAGAAACGCAAAAGCGATAGTATGCCGAAGCGTAACAAAAAGAATTTCCGCCCTACAGAAAAAGGGGCGGGAATGACCAAGGCGGGCGTGGCTGCATACAGACGCAAAAACCCAGGTTCAAAATTGCAAACTGCCGTCACGGGAAAAGTAAAAAAAGGTAGTAAGGCTGATAAACGTCGTAAATCATTTTGTGCTCGTTCAGCAGGACAGATGAAAAAATTTCCAAAAGCGGCAAAAGATCCTAACTCACGTTTGAGACAAGCAAGAAAAAGATGGAAATGTTGATGGATATAAATGATCTTTTAAATCGTTTGGAAAGACATGAAGCTGAATGTAATGAGCGATACAAAAAAATAGATAAACAGCTTGATAAGTTAGATATGCGTCTTTGGGGTATAGCTATTCTTATCGTTGCTACAGCGATAGCGGGGAAATTTCTATGAGTTATTCCAGAAAGTCAAAATCGGCATCAAAGAAAAGCAAAGGAAGTAAAATCTGTCCAGAAGGAAAAGCTTGGGCGCAAAGAACGTTTGACACTTATCCTTCTGCCTACGCCAACTTAGCCGCCTCAAAGTACTGCAAAGATCCTAATTACGCCAAAAAATCAAAAGGCGGTAAAAGAAAGGGTAGATAATGGTAAACAGAAAACAAAAGGCTAGAGTTAAAAAAGTTATACGGGGTTTAAATAAAGCTTCAAAACTACACGCAAAACAAGCTAAAAGTTTGAAGAAAGTTATCAAAACTAAAAGGTAATTTTATGGGTGAGCTTAAAAAATGGTTGAAACAAGACTGGGTAAGGATTGGGTCTGATGGTGAAATCAAAGGTAAGTGCGGCACTTCAAAGGATAAAAAGAATCCTGACAGGTGTCTTCCAAGGTCTAAAGCGAATAGTCTTTCGAAAGCCGAAAGAGCAGCCACTGCCAGAAAAAAGAAAACCGAAGGTAGCAAAGGCAAAACCTTTGTCAAAAACACAAAAGAAGCAGAAGTTAAGTTCGCAAGCAACGGCGGTGCAATCGAAAGGCAAAAAGCCAAGAGGCCGTCCCCCAAAAACAAAAAAGGTAAAAAAGGAATCATAGCTAGAGGTTGTGGTGCAGTATTGTCAAACCGTAGAAAAAGAACCACTGGTTCTGTATCTGCATAACTTTTGAAAGGAGATAAGGATGGCAATGAAGAGTAAGGGTAAAAGATCAGGTGGCGCAAAAGTTCGTACAAGATCTAAAGGCGGTGCAATGGGTGGCGTAAAACGCAGATCCAAAGGTGGCGCAATGGGTGGTGTAAAACGTCGGTCTAAAGGTGGCGCAATGGGCGGTAAAAAACCCACAAAGATGATGACGGGCGGCGCTGCTATGACTATGGCACAATTACGAAGCGCGGCAAAACAAAAAGGTATGACATTAAGCCCAATGAAAAAGGCTAAAGGCGGAGCCGCAAAGAAAAAGTAATGGCGTATTTACATTCAAATGTGCCTTACTTTAAGGCATGGATTCGCCGTGAATACACTCACAACCATGAGAAGTACCACGGCGAATTTTTACATGCAATGGTAATTGGTGTTACTACGATGCCTAACAGGTGTCTTAGCTTTCAGGTTATCTTCACTGGTAGTGAAGCTGAAGGCGAAGAAGAAGACACAGTACACGGTGGCGCAATGTGGGCTAGAATGCCTTTAACGGCTCTTGTTGCAGATATACCACTTGAAGAATGGCCCGAACCTATGGACACTTACGATGCACAACCATGGGATTGTGCCTCTTTTCATCATTCTGTTTTTGTTATGGACCGTGCAACGCCGTGTCCTTGGCTTGCAAAGATTGACGGAAGCATGTTTCCGGCAAAGTATCTTTTTACTGTGGATTATGCCGAAAGTGAAATAGCCGATGATCCTGCACAGCATAAACAAAGTCATGTTTTACAGCTTTTAGATGCCGGAGATTGGACGGGCAACATAGTTGCATTACCAAATAATAGAGTACGAGTTACACATCCCGCATGGTTTGCCGCAGGAGAGGGTGCGCCAGACTTCAAACCGTCACAACATATACACTATTCAAAAAGTGATTTAGACTATACACTAGATGTAAACAGGGTTTTTGATAACCTGTATAACGAGGATTAAACATGACTGTATCAGGATCAAAAGATTTTGAATTAGATGTAGCAGAATACATTGAAGAAGCTTTTGAGCGTTGCGGTCTTGAGGTTCGAACAGGATATGATCTTAAAACAGCGAAGAGATCTCTTAATCTTATGCTTGCAGAGTGGGCAAACAGGGGTTTAAATCAGTGGACTATAAAACAGCGGACGCAAACGGTCACACAAGCTGATGGTGAGTATGATCTTGGTGCAGATGTCATAGATGTTCTGTCGCTAGTGGTTCGAAGGGATAATACTGATTTTGCTTTGACTCGCGTAAGCAGAGATACTTTTTTGTCTATTCCTGTAAAAACAACACAAGGAAGGCCGTCTCAGTTTTTTCTTGACAGGCAAATAACTCCAAATCTGAAAGTGTGGCCCGTCCCAGACAACAGCACAGATGTAATTGTTTATGATGCTCTTACGCGGATGGACGATGCTGATGCCCAAGTAAACACATTAGACATGCCTTTTAGGTTTTATCCATGTTTAGCTGCGGGTTTGGCGTATTATATTGCACTCAAAAGAGCACCCAATCGTTTACAGCTTTTAAAAGCGGTTTACGAAGAAGAGTTTGAAAGGGCTATGGCGGAGGATCGAGACAGAGCTTCGTTTAATGTCGTGCCTCAGTTTCAGTATTTTAGGACAACCTAATGACTAAGTTTGCCTCTGGAAAAAACGCTTACGCTATATCAGATCGGTCTGGTTTTCGGTATCGATACCAAGATATGCGTCG